ATCTGTTGATGATGAAAGAAACATCCATTACATCGGCACGGATCCAAATACAGACCATTCAACAACTCCTGGCCGCACAAAGTACCATGAGTTTGCTGATTTCTTTAACACAAAGACATATCGAGCGACTGGTTTGTTTCCAAAGACACACACATACGAAATCTTTCAACATGGCTCAGAAGAAATTCATAACGACCCCAAATTTCAAAAGTACAAGGGTAAGTTAGATATGATTTTTACATCTCCACCATACTTTGCAAAAGAAGCTTACTCTGAAGACCCTGAGCAATCATATAAGAAGTTTTCACAGTATGATGCATGGCGAGAAGGTTTTCTCCGCAAGACATTAGAGACTTGTGTAGAGTATTTGAACAATGACAGATATCTTCTATGGAACATTGCTGATGCTGTGTTCGGTGGTGATATGTTGTCATTAGAACAAGATTCGATTGATATACTTACCTCTAAGGGAATGATATATAGAGGTAAGATAAAGATGGCACTTGCACAGATGCCTGGAGGAAATCGAATTGATACTGAAACAGGCTTGCCCAAGGCAAAGAACTTCTGCAAAATCAATGATAAAATGTGGCTCAAGTACGAACCTATATTCGTATTCTACAAACCATAGTTGCCCCCTTTTCAGTCTGGTTGTGATATAATACGACCATGACTGAGAAACCTCAATTTTCTTCCTCACAAATCAACAGGTTAGAGTGTTGTTTCCTCACAATATGGCAGCTTGACAATTGTGCTATACTGTGTTACAATGGTAGCATCAAAAGTCAAGGATTAACTATATTATGACATTCACTGTTCACCAAAAGTCTCAACTTGCCAAATTGATGGCAACCGAAAATCTCTCAATACAACACCAGAAAATTCGAACTGCCAAGTTTGATCCAAAAAATCGTGTGCTGTATCTTCCAATTTGGCAAAATATGTCTGGAGTGATGTATGACCTGCTTGGTGGGCATGAAGTTGGCCATGCCCTTTACACTCCTGCCGAAGGATGGCATGATGCCGTTGTTGACAAAACTAAGGGTAAAAACTACAAGTCATTTTTGAATGTTGTAGAAGATGCTCGTATTGAGAAAAAAGTTCAGAGAAAGTATCCCGGCTTAAAATTGTCGTTCCGTGATGCCTATGCTGAATTGAATAAACGAGATTTCTTTGGTTTGAAAAATCGAGAAATTAGCACAATGGCATTTATTGAGAGATTGAACATTTATACCAAATCTCAGTATACTGCCAAAATCAGCTTCTCTTCAGAAGAATTGAATTTTGTAAATAGAATTCAATCTCTTGAATCTTGGGATGATGTTATCAATTTCACTGATGAAATTTATGCCTATTCCAAGCAAGAACAATTTGATATGCAATTGAATGACTTTGAGGAATATAGTGACCCGGCCGATGGACCTGATGGTGATGATGACGCTGATTTAGATGAATACAATGAGCCAGAAGAAAATGAAACTTCCGAGGACACCGAGGGCAAATCAAATCCACAAACAAACGAAAAATCAGAAGAACAATCTGATGAGGGTGATAATGATGAATCTGATGAAAGCGATAATGGTGAATCTGATGAGGATGACACAACAGGCACTCGTGATAAAGAATCAACTCCTTCTAGTGTAGACCAGTTTGACCCAAGTTGCCAAACTGATGAAAACTTCCGCAACAATGAATCTATGTTGCTTGATGAAAAGTGCCGTGAATATTTGTATGTTACTTTACCAAAAGCTAACTATGATAATATTATTACTCCTGCTAAAAGAGTGCAACAATTGCTAAGTGAATATTATGATATGCGCATTAAAGAAGGCATTTTATCGGAAGAAAAAGTTAAAGAATATGTTAATGAATTCAAATCCAAGAATGAGAGGTACGTTTCATTGCTTGCCAAAGAATTTGAAATGCGTAAGGCTGCCAAGGCTTTTAGTAAAACAAAAATCTCTGACACTGGTGATATCGATGTAAACAAACTATCATCGTATAAGTTTGATGATAACATTTTTCGTAAAATGATGATTGTGCCAAAAGGCAAATCACATGGATTGATTTTGTTACTTGACCGCTCTGGTTCTATGTCTGAAAACATGGCAGGCTCTATTGAACAGATTTTGATTCTGTCCATGTTCTGCCGTAAGGTAAACATACCATTCATTGTATATGGCTTCGGTGATTGTATCGGTTCTAATATGATTGATTCTGGCTTGTCTTCAAGAGAATATTGTAAAAAATCAAGAGGGTCTTTCGATATAAAATTGAATGATTTGTGTTTGAATGAAGTTTTTCTTCGTGAATACATTAACTCAAAAATGAGTAATGCTGAATATTCAAAGGCACTTCGCAATATGATTTTATTGAAGAAGTCTTATGAAAGGCATAATAGTAGGTATTATGCAAACTATATCGGTCAACCTGACTCAGAAAATTTATCCAACACACCTATGAATCAGGCGATTGTTGCTCTTGCTGATATTATGAAGGCATTTCGTAAACAAAATAATCTAGATATGAGTAGTCTGGTGATTGTGCATGATGGTGATGCTGATAATTGTTCCTCATATAGAACAATGGGTATGAGAACGAATTGGAAAACCGATGTTGAAGAAGAAGTTGAAGTTGCTACCATTTTTAATGCCAGTTCAACTAATGTCATCATAACGGATAGACAACACAAGTATCAGAGACAATTGATTTATAAACCAGAATCTACACCTTCAGATATTTTGACAAATGGTATTTTAGATTGGTTTCGTGTAACAACAGAATCAAAAGTCTTTGGTTTCTTTTTGTTACCAAGTTATCGGGGCTCTGTGAAAAATGCAATTCACAATCGTTATGTTTTTCCTGACGGTTCTGATTTGAATCAATTACAGAGAACTGATTCTGCTAAAAAATACGATGAACAAGTACGATTACTCAAAGAATTCAGAAGTGAAAAATTTCTGACTTCCCATCGTCCTGGTTATGATGCCTTTTATCTTGTTGCTGGCGGTAATGATTTAGTTACCGAGACTGAGGAAATTGAAGTTGAGGGTAAAGTTACCACAAGCAAATTGAAAAATGCCTTTATGAAATTCAATAAAAAGAAAGCAATCAACCGAGTGCTAGTCTCAAAATTCATACAGGGTATTGCTGCCTAACTGTTGTTTTTTAACAACAGTGGGGGGCTTGACATCTAGAAATAGGTGTGTTATAATGGTGTTATTAAAAGTGAAGGAGTATTTTATATTATGAGTAATCGTACCGAAGTTCGTGAGCAGTTTATCAAAAATCTTATTGGATTGGGTAAACTCACCGTAACAAAATCTGAAATTAAATCTGTATGTAAATCTGTTGGCATTTCAAGCGCTCAATGGTTTACTAGAGAACCAAGTAACAAAGCTGGTCGTGGTCTTTACAAAGTGCCTACATCAGGTCAAGTAAATGTTGCTACACCGGCTACAATTAATTTACAAGCACAAGTTATTACAATGATTAAACCTGTAGAAAAATCCGATAATCGTATTGTTAATGTAGTTACCGACCTTGAAATGTCGGATATGATTCCAAAAGTTTATAAGAACTATGTTCCTTTTGGTAACTTTGATGATGTAATTTCCATCGTACAGTCAATGCGATTCTTTCCTGTTTTCATTACTGGTCATTCTGGTAATGGTAAAACAATGTCTGTTGAACAGGCATGTGCAAAGGCAAAAAGAAAATTCGTTTGTGTTTCCATGACACCTGAAACCGATGAAAGTGATTTACTCGGTAACTATGTACTGATTAATGGCAATATGGAATGGAGAGATGGCCCAGTGACTATCGCTGCTCGGCAAGGTGCCGTGCTTTGTATTGATGAGATTGATTATGGTGCTCAGAATCTTTCCTCATTGCAACGGGTGCTTGAAGGTAAACCATTCCTGCTGAAAAAGAAAGGCGAATTGATTACACCTGCGGCTGGTTTCACCGTATTTGCTACTGCAAACACTAAGGGTAAAGGTAGTGACGATGGTCGTTACATGTTTACCAATGTATTGAATGAGGCTTTCCTTGAACGATTCCGCAATACATACGAACAAGACTGGCCTTCTGCCACTGTTGAAAAGAAAATCATTCGTAAAGAGTTAGATTCAGTTAATCGTTCCGATGATGACTTTGCCGATAAACTTGTTACTTGGGCAGATGTAATCCGTAAAACATTTGCTGACGGTGGTTGTGATGAAGTGATTTCCACTCGCCGTTTAGTTCATGTTGTTGAAACATTTGGTATCTTCGGTGATAAAATTAAGGCAATTAGTTTGTGCTTGAACCGATTTGATGATGATACTAAGGCATCATTCCTGGATCTTTACACAAAAGTTGATGCAGGCGCTTCTATTGAACAGTTGCTTACACCTGAACTTGAATCACAATCTGAAGTTACCTCAAATTTAGAAGAAGAAATTTTATTCTAATTAAATTTACCTTTGATACTTTGGCCCGGCAAATGTCGGGTCTTTTTTCACTTATACCTAACAAACGCTTGACTCAGTTTGTGAGTTAGTGTATAATTGCAACATATTTGAGAGTTATTCGAATCGCCTCTCAAATGCCTTTTAACTGCGATTCGTTTTTATCATGGAGATATTATGTCTACAAAATCTAAAGTTCTTGCTTACCTTTCTAAGGATGGCGCCTATAACACCTTGACAGCTGCTAAGATGCAGTCAATTTTTGGTGTTGCAAACCCATCTGCAACTATCAATGAGCTGCGTAATGAAGGTCATGCAATCTACTTGAACACCCGCATCAATGCGCGGAGTGGTGACAAGGTTGCCTTCTATCGTTTGGGTACACCAACTAAGCGTATGATTGCTGCAGGCATCGCTGCAATTCGTTCCACTGGTGAACGTGCATTTGCCTAATTTTTCTTAGAAAAATTGTGAAAGGGGGGATATATATTAGTATCTCTCCTTTTTCTTATTATTAAATGGGCATATTATGGAAATTCAAGTTAATGTTGAAGAACTAAAAAAGAAAAGACTTTTTGTTGCCACACCAATGTATGGTGGAATGAATCATGGTTTATACATGAAATCATGTCTAGACTTACAAGCAACAATGGGAAAATATGGCATCGAAACCAAGTTTTCTTTTCTTTTCAACGAATCATTAATCACAAGAGCTCGTAACTACCTTGTTGATGAATTCCTTCGTACAGATTACACACACTTATTGTTTATCGATTCCGATATTCATTTTAATCCAAAAGATGTTGTTGCACTATTAGCATTAGATAAAGATGTTATTGGTGGACCTTATCCAAAGAAATCAATGAATTGGAATAACATTGCACAAGCTGCAAGAAATCATCCAGACCTAGAACCAAAAGAACTTGAAACACTTGTTGGTGAATATGTTTTCAATGTTGTAAAGGGAACACAACAGTTTCAAGTTACCGAACCATTAGAAGTTATGGAAATTGGTACTGGTTACATGTTAGTAAATCGAACTGTCTTTGATAAAATGGCAGTAGAGTATCCAACTATCAAGTATAAGCCAGACCATGTTGGTCAAGCAAACTTTGATGGCTCAAGATATATTCACGCTTACTTTGATACTGTAATCGATTCTAAAGAATCAATCACAGGTGGTGGTTCAGATCG